TCAATCCTTTTAAAAATATCTATTATACCCTAGACCCCTGGACCTATCTCTACAACCATCAACTGATCCTCCGGGTCCCTGAGGAGCATGAGTTTGTCTGGAAACAGTCTAACGTCCGTCGAGTTATTTCGGAAAAAAAAATACGCAAATTTAAGAACCGTTTGCGCACCTATCTGGCCAACGAATAAGTTTGTTGAGACGGATAATTTTTCGAACCATTCTTGGGGTTGGAAAATCAAAATAAACGCTCGAAAATGGATGGCCCTCCAATAAATATTGGACCAGATCATCAAACCGTGCGTTCAGTTTCAGGGAGAGTTGATAGACACTATCGGCCCGTTTATAGGGTAAAAAAATACGTCCTAGAATATCACATACAACCCTTTTAGTTTGGGGTACTAGTGTATAATAAAGGGCATGATATTTTCCGTCATTGACCGGAGTATACCCGGACAATAACCTCCAGTATTCTTCTACACTGTCGATATCAAACCATAAATAGTAGGCACGGTCTATGGACCAAAAATATGGACTGATTACATTCTGGGATACATCTATAATAATAATTATGGGTTTACCTTGTTTTCTCATAGAACCATAGGTCGGAAAATTATTGTCGACCGGATAGATCATCTCGCCAAAAATACCCACGAACAGCTCTAATAATTTCCCATAATATTGTTCCATGTTCAGGTTGTTCACCCAATCGGGCGAGACCGTCAGAAGGACTATCTCTCCGGGATAGTCCTTTAGGAAATTTTTAATAATATGACAAAAATCTTCCAGAGGAACGCTCGCAAATGTATGGGCCAGCATAAAATGTTTGTGCACCGTATCATAATAGATCCTGAGGTCAAAAGAACGGATCCCGGATAGAAGTTGTTCATAGATGTTTTCACTCTGTGTAAACATCCATGATTTCAGACATTTATGGACCAATCGGCTACTATGTGCGGCCAGGTTGAGCCAACAGGACTGATAGTGGGCCCCAGGATCAAATTGGTAGGCGGCACTATCATGTGTCCCCGGTAGGATTATCTGATCTAGCATTTTGTTCTCCAAGATAGTGGACATCCGCTCCATCCAGTTTGCCAGATTCATATTTATAGATTGGTTATATTATTTAAATATAATGACAGATAATGCATTCTGGTGGATCTTTGAAAAAATTTTTGATCAGATGACCCGTGGACAGACATTCTATCAAGAACCTTTCGCCAAAACGTTCAAAAAAATTTTTGATAATGATAAAATCCATCAATTGGTAGCCCGCCTGGCGCATTATGATCCAAAATTTGTAAAAATGTCCCTGACCGATCGTTCTAAAATTAAAAAATTTCTCATGGGAAAATATTGGAACAGGATCAACGTGGCCATCCTTTTGGGCGAGGAGGACAATGCATTCAATTTGCTCCAAAAAGGCTATCGCGCCAACACGGACTCCCTAAAGCTCTCCCTAGTAAACTGCTGTACACGCCTCCTGGACAGTTTGTTGGACAAAAAATCTATGTCCGGGGAACTACTCTCCCTGGCCGCCAGGGAGGGATATGAGGATGTTTACTTCCGCCTCCGTGAGTATGGCCTGAGGCCCAATATTCATGTCTACCAGCAGGCGGTTTTGGGTGGATCGTTGCGCATCCTGGAGGATGTTTCCCGCATAATCGGCGTCTCACACCGTACGTTAGAACTGGCCTTCCAGATGAACTCTCGGGATAATATTCTTTTCCTGCTCGAGAGGGCCGCCGAGGAGGGGGTCAGGATAACACCCAAAATGATCGGCTACGTACTCCTAAACGATAATTTGGAACTTTTAGAAATTCTGGAGGCACGCGGATGGATATCCCGGGACCCCGAACTCTATTATGACGCCATCCTTTCGGGATCCATGCGCATGGTCAGGTGGATAGAAAACAAGATACCCAATGTACACGAGCATCTGGACCGGGCACATTCCGCGGTAGGCCAACGATCGATACTGCTGGACGAAAGCGTCTATTTGAAAAATGGTAAACGATATTTTTCACACTGTATTAATTATGCAGTACAATCCCGTTCCGAAGAAATGCTACGCTACCTATTGAACCTAGGTTATGGTGTCACCTTTTCTAATATAGTGACTGCCCTACGTCAGTCGACCACTACTATGCTGCAGATATTGCTGCGGGTCTATCCCTGGAAAATTCCCGTCCACATCCTACTCTATTTGGGCCCACGGTCCTATCTGGAGGACAAGATAGGAAAAATACGGACATTACACGATTCCGGTAAACTCTGCCTAGAACTTCCCAAAAGGGTCCAGGACCGACGACGGCTGGAAGTACATTATGAAATCATCCATAAAACAGATACGATCCCGGAAGACCTAATCGATGAGGACCACCTTATGAACTATGCCCTTCTGCTCAATCTCAAAGACCCATTGGAATACCTTCGGGCCTCCATCGTACGCTACCGGCTGACCATAGGTCTGGACCTACAAATCATTCCTACACAGGCTGAGGTCGATACCATCTATCTTTATGGATGTGTGGAAGATATCAAACGTTATCTATCCCGAAATATCCCCGGTCACGCCATCATGATGGAGCTCGTCTGCCAACGCCAACTGGAGAAGATAGCCTATTTGTTAGTACAAAGGTTGATAAAACCTGCGGACCTCTGGCCGTTGGTAACGGTGCTTAATGATCCGGAACTACTCCAAATGTTCGGCCAATATGGCCTAGACCCGGAACCCCGCTACCTAGTTGCCTCAGGGGATACTAGGCTCGTGATCCGTGTCATACAAAAGGGATGTTTAAACAAACAGATGATCAAAAAAATTATCCTTTTGGACGATCTTGAATTGATACGTCAGATACCTTGGCGACTACATTTGCAAAATTTGGATGAATATATAGACTGGGCCGAGGACCATGATCTTCGGGAAATTTCAGCATATCTAAAAAGTGTCAAGAACTTAGAATAAGAAATGCGCAACCTAATTATTCTGAAGACACATGTCTGGACACCAGACCTAGAAAGTTTTGTGCGTAAAATTTATCATGAGATCGGTCAGAACGACCACTTTAGATGTTTGGTACATCTGACAGGAAGTGGACCGAAGAACAAGGATAATCATCCCAATGATCTACCTATTATCACATTCCATGAGGATGAAATCAAAATATATCCGCAAGGATATATTAACATACATTTAAGCAACCATTGGATCATGATGTGGTATTTCAACCAGTTTAAATTGGAGTATGACTATCTTTGGAGCATCGAATATGATGTACGCATTGTGGGCGATTCACGTTACCTTTGGTCCTATCAGGGCGATGAAGATTTTCTCTATCCTCGGGGAAACTCCCGGCGCCCGAGCATCTATTACCAATATTATACATATCCTTCGTCGTGTCCTCAGGAACTTCTCTCGTCGTATCCTTCGTGTCCTTCATGTCCTTCGTGTCCTTCGTGTCCTTCGTGTCCTTCGTATCCTTCGTGTCCTTCGTGTCCTTCGTGTCCTTCGTGTCCTTCGGAATCCCAAACAAAGGAACACCAAATGAAAGGGCCACTTACACCGGCAGAAAAACGTGTCGGATTCCTCCAGCTGGCGCGCTATTCTAGAAGGGCCCTAGAATATTTGGATGCATGTTTTCGGCAGGGTGAAAATGGACAGGATGAAATGATAACTTTCAGTCTATTAAACCGTGCAAAAATGAAAATATCCCAGGATCTATTGGCACCATTAATCAGAGGTGTTTGGACATGGCAGGATAAATACGTCCATCATAATGTACAAGTCTACCAACATTATCTAAAGTATGAAAAATATTTAGAACGTCCCGTTATCCTACATCCGGTTCGTTAGTCCGTTTACGGGAAAATCTTCGTGGACGTTGTTTTAGGATTTTTTCTAGATCCTCTAGTGTAAGATTCTCGGGTTTAACATTTTGTGGCAGACTATAATTTTTGCGTACTTTCCTCCGTTTTACCTGTACATAGGGACCGTAAGGACCTTGGAGTACTAATATGTTGGGTGCTAACTGTTTAATAATACGTTTACGCGCCTCTCTAATCTTTTGGATGGCCTCCTGAAGTGTAATTTTTTCGTTCTCTAAGGAATAATTCTCGCCCTGATAGTTTAGGTAGAATCCATAGCTCCCTTTTTTAAGTAGGATATCTTTACCCTCGAATTGTCCGAGAACTTTAGGATATTCCAAAAGCTGGAGGGCCTCCTTCAGGGTAATTTTCTGGGGATCAAGTTTTCCCAATTTAGCATAAACCCATTTTTTACCGACCCGTTTTTTGACCGCAGGACCATATTTTGTCCGGAGGACATATACAGGTTTCCCTTGTGCATCTTTTCCGAGAAGCCTTTGGGTTTCTTGGGAAAGTGTTTTTAGACGGGAAACTTCAGTGACACGCGGGTCCAAAAGTTTGTAGAACTGATCCACCACACGGTACCAAACTTTATGACCTTCGGCTATTTCGTCCAACTCTTTCTCCAGATTTGCGGTAAACTGATAATCTATGAGATCGGCAAAGTATCGTATGAGGAATTCGTTGACCGTCCTCCCCAGCTCGGTGGGCAGGATACGATTACGTTGTTCGCCCAAACGGACCATATGGGTTTCCCGGACGATCTCCCTATTCTGTGTGTTCGCCCATAGGATAATGGCCTCCTTCTCTACCCCGGGTAGATCACCCATGCGCACATAGTCCCTCATCAGGATTGTTTTAATTATGGTCACATAGGTGGAGGGCCTACCAATGCCCAACTTCTCTAACTTTTTAACCAGCGAAGCCTGACCATAACATGCGGGCGGACTTTTGTACTCCTGTTCGGCCCGGATTTCATGTAGTTCCATACTTTTCCCTATCCGATATGTTTTGGAGCTTACGGAATTGCCATCCTTATCTTTATGAACATCGGTCCCATAGATACGGGTGAACCCCGGGAACAATAACTGTTCCTGTCTTGCTAAAAAATAATATTCTTTATCTGGATATTTGTCTGAACCTATCCAGATCGACAATACATTAATCCGTGCGGGGGCCATCTGTGAGGCAATTGTCCTTCTCCAGATGAGCTGGTATAGCTTAAGCTGTAGGACATCATCTATCTCCGGATGGACCACATCCGGATGTACCGGGCGGATCGCTTCGTGCGCCAGTTGGGCCGAGGCAGAACGGACCTGATGTATTTGTTTATGGTAATATTCCTCCCCATATTTTTCCAGAATGACCCGACGTATGGCCTCCTGCGCCTCCGAGGCTATATGGGGGGAATCCGTCCTCATATAGGTTATATGTCCAGCCTCATAAAGCTTTTGGGCCAACATCATAGTTGTTTCTACGGACAGGCCAAGCCTGCGGTTGGCTTCCTGCTGTAGGGTGGCCGTTATGAATGGTGGAGATGCATGTTTTAACTCTACTTTGGATTTTACATCATATACTTCGAAATGGGAATCTAACAACAATTCTAAAATTTTTTGGGTCCCAGATTCATCGGCCAGATTAGCAGGACTATTCCCCGAATATAGAGTGGCCACAAGAGCATCCTCCGAAAAAGTTCCCCAAACACGGAACCAACTATTCTGGGTTTCTTCCTCCATGAAGCGTCGCATTTCGTCCTCCTTTTCGACCACCAGACGGAGAGCCGGTGACTGTACCCGGCCGGCCGAAAGATTTCCGCCAATTTTCTTCTGGAGCAATGACGAGATAAGATATCCAAAAAGTCGGTCCACGACACGTCTGGCCTTCTGGGCATCGACCAACCGTTTATCAATGGGTCCGGCCTCCTTGATCCCACGCATTATTTCCTCCCGCGTAATAGAATTGTAGGTGACGCGCAGATATTGGCGGGGACGGAGAACCTCGTAGAGTGATTGGGCTATTTGGGCACCCTCATAATCCTGATCGGAGGCCAGATAGACCATTTTAACACCACGCATGGCCCGCCTAAGTTCCCGGACCACATCAGGACGGGTGATCACATAGATGGGCTCATAATGATTTTCAAAATCGATCGACATGGTATGCGGATCTAGATCACGTATATGTCCCTTGGAGGCTTTAACAATATAATCTTTTCCCAAAATAGCAGAAATTTTGGCTATTTTTCCCGGGCTTTCCACTATAAAAAGGTTGGTCATTAAATTTGAAAATACAATATCATTTTTAAATAGTTTACAGATTCAATCTTCATGGATAAAATTACACGGATTAACGAACAGATCTATCTGGGCCCGGAAGACATTGCCAGACGACCAGGATATCTTAAGGATCTGGGCATCCAGCATATTTTTAACTTTGCCGATGAGGTTGTCTATCATATACCCCATCATATGGGGTTCCACATCCATTATTATCCTATTAAACATGATGAAGATGCTAGCCTATTAGGTGTCCTAGATGATGCCATACAAAGTATCTATAATTGTGTTTCTCAACAAAAATGTGTCTACTTGCATTGTACGGACGGGAATTCTCGGGCGGCCGCCCTGGCCATCTACTATCTAATGCTCTATGAACATATGAATTTTGATGATGCACTGGGTTATCTTGAAGAATTAAGGCCACAAATAAACCTTCATCCTAACTTTGTGCAGGAACTACGGGCCATCGGATCCTAGGACCGTGTATATAAAGGTGCAGCCGGGTAAAGTCATAAACTTCACGTGCCATTTTAAGCAGTTCACGCCTATCAGGTTTCCAATAAAGATGGGTATACAATCTAAAATAGGGATCAAAAACCATATGTGATCCCAAATAGATCATCCAGGACAATTCATCCTCAGGGGATCTTTGTGCCCTTTCCAAACATTTCCTGAATACTTCGGGATGGACTTCTCGCTCCTTGAGAAGGTTGATCGTCCCAAAAATATTCTCCAAAACATTCATCATCCCTTCCCGCGGACATTCAATACGAAGGATCTCTAACGCATTTTGACCGATCCTTTCTAGTCCAACCGTAGCCTGGACATTTTCGCCCAAGTTATCTATCCAAAAATTTTCTAGAATATTCAGGGATATTATTTTCCATGGATTAATATTCATCACTGGAAAGCCCAACATAAATGACACCGTTTCCCTTTCAGGATCCTCTAGAATAGAAAACCGGGGTATTTCTAATAATGATTTTGGGATATTAGGAACAGATGATCCAACTATAGGTTCTATCCTGGAGAGTATGTCCTCCAACATCTTTTGGACTATTTGATGGGCCAGGTTACCCACTACCATAAATAATGTCCTCGCAGGATGTTTTGACGGTCCAGAACATTTACCATATGATAGATGACGTACTAATCGAATATATAAAGAGTCCAACTCAACTTCTGGACCCTCTAAGGGCTCTATATAATTTTCCAAAATGACATCTATTAATGTAAATAGATCCTCCGGTCCTCCCAAAGCATAACAATAATGGTGGTCCAGACCAACCTGTAGACCATAAGTACAACCTCCCAATCTATGGGATCCTCGAAAACGGAGACGTGCCAATTCCGGATAACATAGTATTCCACTTCTAACAAAAAAACCACAGGCAATATTTTGGAATTTTTGGGAAGTTAAACAAATTATCCAAATGCCATTCGAAAGTTTCTTTTTAAAACATTGGATCATGATTATATTTTATGCACAAATTCCTAATATAAATTTCGTATATCCATTAATATAATGATTGATAGACAGTTTATAGGCGGGCTGTTAACATATCAGTCGAGTAGGGTGAAAAAATTTATCAAAATATATTAGATTACCCATTAAGTACATCAACTTGGTGTCCCATTGAGTAAATCTAGTAATCTAATATATTTTGGATTTCATTTCACAAATTAACGGCCATAGATAATATAATTAAATTAAATATTGGTTAATTTTGATCATTAATGAGAATCATCTGATATTATGTACTGTCTAATAAAAACCTTTAATTGTAGGATAAATAATTGGTAACTGGACCATGTAGGCCTAATTGTTGATAAATTTTGGGATTAAAGCTGATTATCAAAGGTTCTTCGGGTTGATCATTGTTTCTGACCTGTAAATAATAGTCTTTATGATCGTGCAAAACCAAATCTACCGGAAGCCATTTCAAATAGTACCAGAGAATATCTATACTATGGATGGGTAGATAGGCATGATCTTTGGAAAAAATATCCGCACAAAAAGAGCCAATAATTCTTTGGAAACTAGTATTTTTTTCAAGAAGGTTGACCAATAATTGGTGATATTTTAGGATATTTTGGGCATATTCTTCCTGGAAGGAGGTTTGGCTTAGAAGACCTACCCGGGGGAAGGGCCAGAGGATAATCAGGATATCTGTCAGATAGGGATCTTTATCAAAAAGGTATTCTAGGATGTTAAAGATCCGTTCTTCGGAAAGAGTCCTTAGATCCTCGATCAGATCAAAAACTCGATTCTGGTATTCCCAAAGATATGGATATTCTACCGGATCCACTAGGACCCTAAATTTTTTAAGTATCAAAAAATAAAGGAAACGTGAAAGGAATGTATAGTCTAGATCCTGCTGGAAGACACCCCAATTCTCCAAATATTTTCCTATAGGTTCTACCATATGTATTTTATTTTTGATATTTTTTAAAATGTAAAAAAATATCAATTTTAAACCTTTTCGAGATCAATAATACGTCCTAGTGCCAGACTATTAAAATAATGGTAGAGACGTGTTTTGTATACCTTAATACGGGTGAGTCCGGCTGGTAGCATAGGGTAGCAGGGCCCATCATAGAGTTCAAGTTCCTTCAATCTAGAGGGTAACGGTTGTCCGTCCAGATGGGCCTTTAGACTGGTCAGCCTTGGGGGCAATATTCTGGCCGTTATTGGATAGTAAACATCCAAACGTTCGAGGGAGGTAAAAAATGATATGTCTAGATTATCATAATGCCAATGATCCACTTTTAAAGTCTGTAACATAGTCATAGATGATAGGAAAATATAATTTTGGACACCCTGTAACACTAATTTTGTCAGTCTGGGCGTGTCCAGATAAATATATTCCAAAGGCGTATTACGAACCTCAAGGCTGAACTTATAAAGGCGGTCCGAAGTTATATAAAGATCGTCCGGATCATTAATATGGTGTTCATAAACAAGGTTTAGACTTTCCAAACGTCCGATGTTTAGGAGCTTAGGGGAGTTCATAGGGAGATCTATCTTAAGGTGTATCAACTTTGGGAAAAAAGAAACGTTAAACGGATGGGACGAACGACATCCCAGGGATGTCAGTCCGGTAAAAGGTTGGAATATGGATAGATTATCGGTACGATAATTTATCGATAGGGATGTTAACCTTAACGGATTAAGCGCCCCGATTAATGTCAAAATAGATGCATCATGTTCAATACAATAATAGGAAAAATTTTCTAAATTTTTGAGAAATTGAGGGCACAAATAATTGGGGCGACCATTATAATGGAAAGTTCGAAGGGATTTTAAAGGATTTTGAAAGATGGCATTACCATAGTAATATCCAATGTGCCATTTTTCCAATTTGTCCAAGGATAATTCTTTGTCCAAGGTTAATTTCCCACAATAAAGTTCTCGAAGGCTCTCGGGAAAGGGTCTAGAGGATGTAGGAGGCCATGTTCCACATATATCGTATGTATCACATAGGATTAGTGATGCATTATAAATGGTCAACCGGGTGATTTTTGGTGGAAGACGATGTTGTCCATGGTATTCTGTGATGGTCAGTTCTTCCAACCGTTCAAAGGCGGAAAGGTCCAGATGGTCGCCTATCCATCCTTTCACCTCAGGATAGTAGAGCTCCAGACATCGTAGGGTAGAAGGAAACTGCCAGATCGAATAATGGTGAAAAACAATCCGGGTGAGGGTGTCTGGCATCCGGATGGGCCCAGCATGATAATTTTGGGGAACAGTTAGATCTTCAAGGTTAAGGCCGGTCAGGTCCGAACATACAGGAAGATCATAACGTATCTTGGAAAAATAAAAAGGACTTTTACATATTTGCGAATAATTATACTCATGATCTATTTTTTTGATCCTAGAAAAGGATCGGAAATAATGAGATATGGACACTAATGCTACGAAATCAGGAATTTTTAAAAAGTTAGTCAGATGGTCTAAAATCTCTAAGGGTAGTGAATCCATTATTATATACCATTAAAAATATATTAGAGTACTATACGATAGGCGATCGATTCTCCAGCAGTCGGGCTTGGACGGATAATACGTATCAGGTCTCCTTTTTTGAGCGCGAAATATTTAGCAACAGGATCTGAACGGAGCATTTTTTCAAATGTATACTCGTTGAGCTGATATTCGCGTCTAACCTGCTCCATCTCCTCCGGGGAGAGCAGTTCGAACCTTGGTTGGTCCCGGTAGGAAATAATATCCTGCAAGAATGAGAATTCTCGGAAAAGTTGGGTTTGTCTTTTGAGGATATACTCCGCAATCTTGTTGGTATAATCGCTGGCCACAATAATACGTTGGTAGCCTGCATAGTTTTCCAAAAATTCGGCAATGATGGACTGTTTGCTGATGGTAGTTATTTTTTGGAAAACAATCTTGAGCGCATATTTTGTCCCATTATCCGCGGGGATGATATAGACATGGTCACCTTTGTCCTCCAAAGATTTCAGGGCCTCCTCCGGGTTAAGCAGAGGATATTTTTTTCCGTCCCTGACGTATATCCGGTTGCCCAGCATACGCACCACGTTCTCCAGAATGATCCGTGACCTTTGGGCCTCCGTGCGATAGATCTGGAAGAGTGATTTTTGTTCCATAATTAATATTATTATATTAATAATATTAATTAGTAGATTCAATTTTTAATGGGTTTTTCAACAATATTGTTAAAATGTCGATCAAAATTTTTACCAAAAGTAGTATTCTCACGGATGAACTCATGGGCACCCTTGTTACGTGGAATTTTTTTCTGGCTCACAAAACTAAGTCCACATTGGCGGCATCTGACAAAATTATCGTCCACCCGAAAAAGATATTGATGGTCACAGAGGGGGGCGTAGCTATCCATTAATATTTGTGATTATATTTTTTCAAGTTTGGTAGTACGAATCCGGCCCAATATATTGATGGACTGTATCTCTTGCATAAAAAGTTTAAAGGCATAGGGTATCACTATTTTGGAGATACGGGTTGTATTTTTGCAGGACGGACAAATATAGTATCTTTTTCCCGGGGCACGGTGGGCGAAAAGCCCACAGATGTCACAAACATATGCTGTATATTGATCGGAATTTTCCACCATCTTCTCCTTGAGGAACTGGCTGACACCATGGGCACAAAGGGCATCACGTTCCATCTCTCCCAGACGGAGGCCACCATCACGCGCCCGGCCGTCCGGAGGTTGCCGGGTGAGCAGCTGCATGGGTCCACGGGCGCGCGCATGCGCCTTGTCACCCACCATCTGTTTGAGCCTTTGATAGTAGGTGGGACCAATAAAAATTTTAACCTTAAGCTTTTCACCGGTCATACCATTATACATGGTCTGGTTGCCCCATTCCTCGTAGCCAGCCTCCACCAGCTCCTGGTTGATGCGATAGATGTCCACTCCTGTGAACGGTGTTCCGTCACCATAGATGCCTTTAATGGCACATAGTTTACCGAGTAAACATTCTATCAGCTGTCCAATGGTCATACGTTTGGGCATAGCATTGGGATTAATAATAATATCGGGGACCATCCCATCCTCCGTAAATGGTAGGTCCGCCCGATGCATACGTGCCCCCAGTGTGGCCTTCTGACCATGCCTCGAGTTTCCCGAAAAAACAATGCGTCCGTTCCTACGGACACAAATAATCTCACTGGGCACACTACAACAATAGACATGTCCATGATGTTCCTCAATGTTCAGATCACTTTCTTCCATGCGGGCATAAACATGTTTCATATAGATTTGGAGACGATAGTGATCGTTAACATAGGAGACATCACAGACGTAACCGGCGTGCAAGATGAGCCTCTGTACATCATCAGCCAGTTGGCATGAGTTTGACAGGTAGACATAAACATTTTTTTCGAGGCATCGTGCCCCCATAATGAAACCTTGGACGATCTGACGGACCGAGGACATGGGCAGCTTCCAGACGGCCTCAGTAAACCGGTCCCGAACCCAGATACGGATCCTTTCCAAAAGCTCTAAATTTTCATACCTAAGACTGCGCCCGATCTCCAAGGTTTCGTAGCCCAGTGAATCGGCCAGTCCAACCACCATACGCCGGATTTTTTCGTTAGAAATATATATACAAATGTGATCATGCTCGAACCATCCAGAGGCCATCCAGACGCCCAGAAACAAGAACCATGCAGGATTTTCTGTACTAGCAATATCCTGATATTGATCATATTCTAGGACAGTTTTTTGGTGATAGCATGGGGTTTCATAGTCACAAACATCGTTAACCTCCCGGAGATGGAATCTACGGAACGAAGGGCATTTATAACGTGATATCCAGACACGATGATTCGGGGTGACACATAGGTCGATCAATTCGTTCGATATATGGAAAAGATATCCATTATGTTCATACCGTTGGATTTCTGAGGGCTGACGATAGACCAATCGTTTGTCCTCCAAAGTGGCCACGCGATCCTCCATGGTGAGGTCGGAGAATGGGACCCAGCCCCTCCAGGTAAGAATCTGGGTTTTTTCATCATAGCAGGAAAATTTATCGCCGATAGTGGGTATCCTTTCGGACCGTACTCGCAAACGTACAAATGGATAGCCGTCCGGATTGACACCCGTAAAAACTCGGTCGACTGCGCCGGGGACGATCGAACGGTAGATGGTCGAATTGTCCCTATAGGGTCTTTTATTCTCCCGGGAGATGGGTTTAGGGTTGACCATTCCAATGATAACATCACCATCCTGGATATAGGTTTCCTCCTTAACATAACCTTCCTCCGAAAGTTTTTCGTAGTTGGCATCACGCATCCCCTCCACCTTGTTACGGTCCGGTTTCATAAAGAGTCCCGCCTGCGATGCGGCACTATTTTTCTTAATTGTCTCAAAATATTTTTTGAGGGCCTGGGCCCGGAAAAGACCCTTATCGATGGCAGAACTGTTCATAATGAGGCTGTCCTCCTGGTTAAAACCTGTATAGCTCATGATGGCTACAATAATATTCTCCCCGGAGGGAAAGATGTGCGTTCCCGTATAGCGGGCCGCCCGGGAGGCCACGATGGGCACCTGTGGGTGGTAGAGTAGATAGCTGATGTCCGCACGCTCCCGATAGTCCGAAATATAGAGTCCCATGGCCTGCCGTGCCTGGTTGTACTGGAAGATCCCACGGGGAGACTGGTTATGGTTGGGGAAAGGGATGTTGGAGGAGATGATGCCCAGAATCATGCATGGATGGATCTCACAGTGTGTGTACCGGAGGTACACATGGTCATCATAACGGTTGGTACGGTTGATACGCTCAATTTCCTGTTCGTCCAATGGAACCTTGTGCCGCATCGTACTATAGGCAGCCCTGACATAGCTGGGAAAGGCGGCCAACGCCATGTTCTGCTCCTCCTCCTTGTCGAGATATTCCAAAACACGCGGGTATCTGGACAAAAATTCGTCCCAACTTTTAATCTGGCCCTCCAACATTTCTGGTCGGAAATTAAGTTGGTTGTTCTCGACCACCAGATAGGGGCGAATTAACCGGCCATCGTCCGTACTAATATAGAATTCCTTGTGCCCATAGTCCAGATGTAGGCCCACCATCCTCTCGATCTCACCACGGAAACGCATTTCGCGCAACCCATGATAAAGTTCCATAATATTCTGGGTAACCCCAAGCCAGTTGCCGTTTAAAAATACTTTAACATATTGATGTAGTTGTTCAGTGTTCATCTGGTCCAGCCGGACTATCTTGTCCCGGAGGTATTCCTCAATAATATTAGCCTGATCGTTCATGTTCACAGTAATAGTGGCCAGCATGGCCAAATTTTTCACAATACCCGTTTTGGCACCCTCCGGAGACTCTAAAGGACAGAGGGAGCCGTATTGTGTATTATGCAGGTGTCGGGGACTGATCATTTTATTGGTTGCAGCATCCACCGTGGGCGTTATAATGCGGCGCATGTGCGAAAGGGCATAAAGATGGTTCATCCGGTTGAGCATTTGGGACACACCTTTACGCGACGGACTAAAGTTTCCCGTAGAGAGCGCCTGGCGCAAACCCTGTTCGATCAGACTTTTCTTAATATGGGGAATAATATTAGGGGTTCTACTCTCATCCTTATTTTTGGATTTAAAGGTTTTTTTACACTCCCGGAGCATTTTCCTAAAAAATTGTTCGAAAAGATTCCCCAAAAGGACCCCACAAAGTTCGATACGTTTGTTCACCATAGAATCACGATCATCACAACCATGACCCTCTTCATTCTCATGGGCCTCCTCATGTCCACCCGGATACTTAAGATAGCAGACCAAAAGTTTATGTATCATGTAGGCAATATAATAGGCCTTGTAGAGCATATCCAGCTCGACCGATCCTGTCCCAGAAGTAACGTGTGGCAGGATCATCTCCGACAAAATCTTGCGCAAATGCTCCTGTTTTTGCCGTTCGCGCAGGTCCGGGTCCGACTCAGAATAAACTTTTGTAGTGCGTATATTGGAGGTAAGGATGCGTAGTGCCTCCTCACGAGTGACCGGCAACCCCGTGGGCAGATTCTGTGAGTTCATCATGACGGCCAGTACATTGAGCATATTCTTTTCGCGCTCCACGTCCAGGATGGCATGCACAATATCTTCATCCTTTTCAAGACCTAGGGCCCGTAAAAGTATGAAGATAGAAATTTCCTTGAACTGTGGGATGGTCAGTACCATCTGTCCATCCTTTTTGATCCGGATGGTAAAAAATTGTATGTTGCTCACCAGCTGGGATGCTGGCCGGGATTGTATTTGTACATAATAGGTTAAGGACCCCTGCTCATATTTGGTAAAAACAAGGGGTCTGCGCAGGATCATACTTTCTAGGGAGACCATCACTTTTTCGTTACCGTTGATGATGAAATAGCCACCAGTATCATAACGACAGTGGCGACCGGCGCCCGCCGGATTTAACGTTAGGTTGCAATATTTGCTGCCCACCATGATGGGGATACGTGCGATAGGTACATTTTTCTCGGGTCCTCCTACCGTTCTGGACTTGGTCTGGCCCGTAACCAGGTCGACGACCTCCTCGATCTGCGTAACCGTCACGGAATAGCTGGCCGCATAAGTTACACCCCGATGGATTGCGTCCAGAGGATAGAGCAGGTCCTCATCATTCTCTAGGGTGGGCGGATGGATGGCCGCATCCTCAAAATGTAAACGCTGGCGCACCACCTTGTCCTGGGTGGCCTGTTCAAAGAAGATATGGTCCTCGGAGAGCAGGATGCCCGGAATAATTTCCTCGATGAACTGATTAAAGGAGTTGATCTGGTGGGCTACGAGCACATGACGGTCCCTCCCAAAATAAAGGTCCAAAAGTCTAAAATAAGGTTCCGGATCATACTCCATGTATAATATTCTGGAGCCAAAATTTATATTCTAAAATATTTTCAAATTTTCTAGAATATAATGGATGTACCCCATTTTTCCAGTAGATAACTGTTCACCCTACCAAAATGGTCCACCTCATGGAAGGCGGGATACCTAACCTCAAACCTCGGGTTTGTTCCATAGCTATAGCCTTTCATCTGGTAGGGGGCACCGAGCGGGGAGGGATGGGAGCTGGTTATGATTAGATGTTTATGGGGGTCCAGGTTTAATGTGGCCAGATGTGCCTTTTTGCCCCAGACGAGGAAGGCACGATTTTCTAGGTATTGGTTAAAGTATTCGATAAGGTCCCGGACGAAAGGTGTCCAGAGTTGTAGATGGGAGCCCCGTGAATGGGGGAATCCGGTCAGTGAGGCATTGAACAAAAAGCAACCCTGAAGGACC